TTGATAGAGGACTTATGCAAGTCAATTCTATCCATGCCGATATGGTAGCTGGTAACTTGCTGGCGTTGTACGATCCGGCCACAAATATAAAAGTTGCGTACTCACTAAGCAAAGCCGGCACCGATTGGACGGCGTGGAGTACCTACAACAACGGAAAGTATCTTAAATATCTATGAAATACCAATTAGGCAAGCGGCAAACTAACCGCAAAAAATATCTATGGTATGCAATGGCAACGGTCATAGCCCTTCTGATTTTTGACTGTTGGTTTGACTACGGAAGGAACACAATTAACTTAATTTGGTGCTTAACGGATAAAATGCAATGAAATTATACAATTATCAAGAAGAATATTTGCGCCGACTGCCAGCCAGTTGCATTATGGCTGCTGATCTTGGCACAGGCAAAACTCTGATGAGCCTGGCGCATTGGGAACGCCGACAAACCGGCCACAAGCTTTTAGTGGTCGCACCAGCAAGCAAAATCCGAACTGAAGACTGGCAAGCCGAGGCGCAACGCTGGTTTGGTTTGGCTATGCCTGACATTACTTATATTAGTTATGAGAGCTTGCGGCTGAATGACAAAGAGACACAGCGCCCAAGGTGGTGGAAGTTTACCGCAGCACGAAACGGCGGCGAGATTTATGACGTGATAGCTGACGAGTGCCACGCGCTCAAAAACCCACAAGCCAAGCAGAGCAAAGCGGTTATGGAGATTAAGCAAAGCGGTGGGCTGTTCGTTGGCCTAAGCGGAACGCCTATGCCAAACGGCTGGATTGACTTCGCTGGCTACTCCAAATTATTCAATTATGTCACAGGGATCACAGAGTTTAAGCGCCGATACTGTGTTTATCAGGATTATAAAGGCTTTCCAGAGCTGGTCAAATATATCAATACCGACCAGCTAGAAAACCAATTACGCCGTGTAGCTTTCAAACTTGACCGAAACCAAGCAGCCGAACTGCCAAGCCGAAAGATGATGGCTGTAAATATTCACCTGACGCCAAAGGCTAACAAGCTCTATAAAACGTGCAAGCTAACACGAGTACACCCGAACACCGGCGAAATGCTGGCCTCGGCGCCGCGCTTACTTTCTGTACTTCGCCAATCTACCACAGAAGCCCGAATGGACAACTTGCTATCTGTTATCGGCGACACCAGCGACAATATTGTTGTCTTCTACAATTACATCAGCGAGCGCAAGGCTATACTAAAAGCACTAGCTAAGCTGGATAAGAATATTCTCCGCTATGACGGCGAAAAGCACGATAAGTTGCCAGCTAGTGATGCTCAGATCAGCAATACCGTTCTAGTAGCCCATTACAAGTCGGCGAGCACCGGATTAAACTTGCAATGGGCTAATGTTACGGTATATTTTAGTCCTACATACTCTTACCAAGAGTTTGAGCAATCAGTTGGACGCACGCACCGCAACGGTCAAACCAAGAAATGTTTGTACTACCTGTTCAACGTCAAAGCTACGGTTGACCGAAATATTTGGGAGTGTCTTCGCGAGAAGAGAGATTTTAATGAAAAGCTGTGGAAAGCAGAAGAAGAGTAAAATGCAAATAATTTATGGCGAGTATCCACCGAACTACAAGGCAATTGCCAAAACTTTCAAAATCAAAGGCCGCACCAATATTGTCTTCACCTATGGTGATAGCTTATATGTGCCAAGCGGCGAGCCGGTAGATAAATATTTACTTCGGCACGAAGAGACACACGCTAAGCAGCAGACTGATCCGGTTGAGTGGTGGGATCGCTATCTGGTTGATCCTGGCTTCAGGTTTACCCAGGAGCTTGAGGCTTACCGCGAACAGTACCGAGGCATGGGCGACTTGCCATTGGCCACGCGCATCAGCTATCTGGATCATATTGCTACTGACTTGGCCGGCGAAATGTATGGCAACCTGGTTACTAAAGACGAGGCTAAGGCTGAAATCACCAAAGATATTATTCTGAAGCACACTGGCACGAGTAGCAAAAAAGACCGCAAAATTAAGAAGATGAAACGTCAAAATCGCAAAAAAGCTAGGCGATAACCTGGTCAAAGCATTAGTTTTCTGATAAGCTGCAAATAACAATTAAGAGGGTAAAAATAAATGAGGGTATTTTCAACCTTTAGCGGAATAGGGGGATTTGAAATTGGAATACATAATGCGCTCGTGCGCCATCAGGACCAGGGCGTACAAAGGCGTAGGCGCTCGGCTAGAAATACGTCAGGACCAGGTAAGCAATTGCCTGAACTCAATCTGGAAAGATTATCTTTTGTTGGTTATTCCGAAATCAATGAGCCAGCAATCGGTGTATATGAAAAACATTTTGAAGGAGTCAAAAACTATGGTGACATCACAACAATTAACGCTGACAGACTTCCCGACTTTGAGTGTCTTGTCGGCGGCTTCCCTTGCCAAGCTTTTAGTATCGCTGGAAAGCGAAAAGGGTTTGACGATACCAGAGGGACACTCTTCTTTGACCTTGCAAGAATATTGCGAGCAAAGCGACCTCAGTTATTCGTCTTTGAAAATGTTAAAGGGCTTCTTAGCCACGACAACGGACAGACTTTTAGAGTCATCATCAGCACGATTGATGAGCTGGGGTATGATGCACAATGGCAAGTTATTAACAGCAAAAATCACGGAGTACCCCAAAACAGGGAGCGCATCTATATTGTCGGACATCTTAGAGGATCACCCCGACCAAAAGTATTTCCTCTCGCCGCAGATCCAGAAGCGGATATTGTCTTACCAACACTCACAGCACGATATTGGGGAGCGCAAGCAAACGGCGGCTATATCAGTCATCAGTCGCCGAAAGTTGGGACGTACCGAACGCACAAAGACGGTCAAGGCTTCAGAGAAGTAAAAGAAGGCATTTCTCCTACCATACCAGCAAGAGCGCGGCAAGACGGCTCAGGTCAGCCAGTAATATTAGTTCCAGAAGCTACTAAAAAAGGTTATGCCGAAGCAACCGTTGGTGATGCTATCAACTTGAACCAGCTTAAAAGTAAAACTAGACGTGGCCGAGTATCAAAAGTCTCGCCTACTGTTGATACTGGCGCTGGTCATAGCTTGCATACCCTCACGAGTGATGTGCGCGTCCGGCGCCTGACGCCAATTGAGTGCGAGCGATTGCAAGGCTTTCCAGATGATTGGACTAAATATAATGCACAAGGCGAACAGGTTAGCGATAGTCAACGCTATAAGATGTGCGGCAACGCCGTGACCACAAATGCTGTCCAAGCTGTGTTTGAGAAGATATATGAAAGTATTGACAAAGTTTAATATCTTTGCTACCATTATTAGGTCAAGCAAATGGAACGCGCGACATAAAAAGGGGGTTTCCGTGAAAATCAATGTTAAATATATTCCGAGCCATTTTGTTGGAATAGTTGGTTGGAAGCCTAACAAGTTTTTTATCACGCGTTGGATTAATAAGAAGGAGTCGTAATGACCGCAAACCAGACTAGTGCGTTAGTCAAAAACCCTAATACCAAAAAGGCTATGGCTGTTCTGGCTAAATATGCTCAGTTAGAGTCGCAGCTCAAGCAAGCTGAGAAAGAAGCCAAAGCTGCCACCGAGCAAATCAAAGAAGCTATGATTGCTGCCGGCGTTCCTAAAATAGAGTTTGAGTTTCCAGACGCGAACCTGACTGGCTACATCACGCTCGCCGAGCGTACTAGCTACAAGGCTGAAGATCTAAGCGAAGTGCCTGAAGAGTTTACCAAGCCAGCGCTGGATACTGATAAAGTCAAAGCGCAGCACACGCTCACCGGCCAACTACCTGTCGGAGTAGTTGAGTCAAAAACTCAATATGTAACTAAGAAGTTCAAGGCGATTGAATAATGGCGCGGCCTATCCTAACCTTGCTATGGTCGGTTTGTCTGGTAGTTGCTGTCGTAGCAACTTGCCAGGCTATTGCCGGTGATCCAGAGTCCTGGTTCGCCGCAGCGTTTTGGTGGGCTATATCAATCGGTAGTTTTATCTGGTATCACGGTGGTTGGAAGGGAGTCAAGTGCTTCTTTGGCGACCACAAGTGGACTATGGAACGCGGCTACTACGGTGCGCCGCATCATACAGCTGTTTGTAAAAATTGTGGCGTAAAGCCGAAGGAGTATAACTAATGGCACGATTAATATTTGTCCTGGGGAACCCAGGCACCGGCAAGACAACGAGCTTGCGTAACCTCAAGAAAGAAGATGTGAGCTACATCACAGTTACCGGCAAGGAGCTGCCGTTTCGCAGCCCGATTGTACCTGTACCGGTACGAGCTATGAGCGAGGTAGCCAAGATGGTTACAGCCAGCAAGAAGCCAATTGTAGTAATTGATGACACTAATTATCTGTTCACCAAAGAAGTGTTTGGCGCTGATGAAAAAACGGACAAGTGGGATACTTACGATAAAATCAGCAAAGACTTCTATAAGATTGTCCAGGCTATTTTGAATAAAGATACCGAGCAAAACTTCTATTTGTTTGGCCACCTAGAAGATCCTGAAGCTAGTACGTTGGCTCTGAAAACACTCGGCCAGGCCACGCGCAAAAACAATAACCCTGAAGGCTGGACTAATATTGTGCTGCAATCGGTGGTTGAGCTTGACGAGTTTGTGTTTAAGGTAAAAACTGATGGCACCGGCATTAAAGCGCCAATGGAAATGTTTGAGAGCGCCACGCTGCCTAATGATCTAAAGGTCATAAATGATAAAATTAATGCTTACTACAAAGGGGGCAAATAGTTATGGGAATGTTTGATGACGTTTTAGAAAATGTTGGCGAGCCATTTGGCGGCGGTAACAAAGGTTTTGAGTACGGTACTCACGAAGTTCTAATTATGAGCGCCGAAGCTAAGCAGAAAAAGACCAAGGCTAATCCAGCAGCCGAAGTGATTGAAGTTGAAGTTAGCGACGAAGGCGAAGGTGACAACCTACGCTCAGCTATCTGTACCCTGTACTTCCATACCGAGGGCGGCGCTAAAATGTCAATTGCTAAAATCTTGGGTATCCTGGTTCATAATGCCGGCGAAGACAAGAAAGATACGGTGCGCGAACTTGGCAAGAAATTGTTTGGTTCCATTGAAGATCCGATCAAGGCGCGTGACATTGCTGCCAAGTTGTTAAGTGATAAGATGATTGGCAAAAAAGCCTACCTGGTGGCCGAGCCTAACGGCAAGTACAAGACAACCAGCTACGGCGATCTATGGCACTATGCCGCTGAGCCACAAAATGCTAAAGCTAGTAATGACGCCCAGGCAGTAGCCGAAGAGCTGGGTGGCGAAGTCGTTGAAGACTTTGAGCTACCGGAAGGCCTATAATGGCAGTACCAAAAAAGCGGATCCGCCGTAAGGAAGCCGGCTTTGTAGGCGCCAACCTTGCCAAAGGTGGCGACATGAGACTTTACAACCGGCTTCAAGATGAAGTCAACGCTACGACCATGAACCAAAGCCTCATCATCAGACTTGCGCTTCTTGAATATTTTGAGAAGCGTGACGGCAAAAAACTAGAGCAGTAGCAATTGGGGTATCAGTAGTCTGGTGCTGATACCCTTCTTAAAAACACCAGATGTAGTATAGTGACAAACACAAGGGGCAATGCCAAAATAGAGGGTAGATCATGGCAGAAGACGATTTAGTATTATCAGACACCGAAAAAAAGATGACGCTCAAGCAGCGCCAGGCTAAAGGTATCTCCAATAAATATCGCATTGTGCGATTTAGGGGCGCTGTACTTTACCGCGCCGAGGCCGGCTGGGAGCCGCTATCATCTGACGAGTTCGCTCGCATCTGTTATACAGTATGGGGCGCCGGCATACGCCAGACTCAGATCAAAGACTTGCAACATTTATTCTTCACTAGCTCTGATGATCTAACTCAGTACGCCAACTATATTGCGCTGCCTGATGGCCGCGTCTGGAATATGAAGAAGCTCAAGTTTACTGAAGACGTGTCACACGAAGACTGTGTGTACACTACGGCGGTCAATCCAGGCGAAGGCAACAGCCACCGTGAGTGGCTGGAGCAAGTCACGCTAGGCGACAAAAACCTGGCTGATGATATTATCAAAGCTTTGGCGCCGATATTCATGCACAAGAAGCCTTTTGGCGTCTTCTGGTTCCTGGGTAATGGTGCTAACGGTAAGTCCACCACGCTCAAAGCGCTGTACGCTATATTTGGCAGCGAGCCGCCTTACAGCCACAATCGCTGGTTCAGCCAGCTGACGGTGCGCCAGATTGAAGACGAGCGCGATACGCCAATGATTAATGGTAAGCTGGCCAATGTCTGTTTGGAAAGCAATGACGGCCACATTAAAGACACCGGCGGCTATAAAAACCTGGCCGAGCATAGTACCTTCAATGTTCACCGGTTCAACAGCCAAGACGGTGTTATGGTTGATGGCAACGTCCATACTATTTTTAACGCTAACAATATTCCTACCTTCGCTGATAAAACTCAAGGCGTCCGGCGCCGCACCTTTACCATACCGTTCAAGGCCAGCTTCCATCAAGACAACACCTTTGACGAAAAGTTATTTGTCAAAGAAGATTTTTTGCCAGACTTGCTAGGCGAAATATTGCGTACCACCGTTGAGAT